TTCGATCGGTTCTTGTTCGCTTCTCCCCTTTGGCGTAGCGGAGCCCGACGATCGGTTGCCACTCCTGCGCGCGGAGCTCGTCATACGGCACGCGCACGACCTCGAGCGCCATCTCGAGATGGCCGATGTTCTTGAAGAACGAGCTCGAGCCCTTCGCCGACCACGGCGCCGATCGCGAGCTCGCGGGTTGCGGCTGAATCTTCTCGAGGAGCGCGCGGATGATCGGCGGGTTGGCCGGCATGATCGCGCCGGTCGCCGTGTCGGTGTAGATGGCGCCGGCTTTCTCGCGGAACGCGACGAGGACCTCGAGGAGGCCCCGGCAGGAGTCGGGCATCGGCTCGAAGTCAACGAACCGCCCACGGTCGGAGATCAGGGCCAGCCCCCCAGATCCCCCCGGATCGATCCCGAGGTAAAGCATCGGCGTCGCGTGCATTCTGAGCGGAAAGTCTCTAGCTCGTCAACGTGCACGCCGTCGCACACGTCCCGCCGGCGGGAGCTCGAGCCGGAGCAGCTTCCCGCGAACGGCCTCGAGGAGCTCGAGGCGACGGGTCCGATCCCCGTCCGGTTCTTCGGTCGTTTGCTCGAGCGGCGATCCTAATAAGGTTTCTTGATCGATCACTGGAGGATCGGAGGCTGCCGGTAGCCTCCCCCCCGGCTGCCCATAGCCTCCCCCCTGTGGAAAACCTGTTGAAGCTGTGGAAATCGGCGGCGCCTCGAGCTCCTCGAGCCAGGTCGCCGGCGGGAGCGCCTCGGCCCGGAACTCGTAGCGCGTGGTCCCGAACCGCGTCACGCCGGCGGGGCGGAGGATCCCGAGCTCCCGGAGCTCCGCCAGGATGGCCCGCGCCCGCCGCTTGTGGAGCCCGCAGGAGCGCGCGACCAGGCCGACCGATGGGAACGCCCTCGAGCCGTCCGGCGCCGCGTGGTGAGCCATGACGACGGCCGGGAGGCGCAAGTAGGCCGGGAGCCCGGAGGCGAGGACCAGGGACACGAGACGGGCGCTCAACGTGGGGGAACTCCGGCCAGGCTGGACCGTGAGAGAATCGCCGGGTCGGCGTGTCCCGCTCTCGTGCCAGCACACGAGCGCGGCTTATGGCCGGGAGGTTCGCGCCTCCCGGCCGTTCGTCTTTTAGGCGACTCTGCCGATCGCGCGCAAGGCCCCAAGGGGTAGCGGCGATCCGCCGGCGTATGAGGCGCTCGACCTACCGCGGCGCCGAGCCGTAGCGCCGGCCGGACGCGAGGAGCGCCCGGTTCTCGTCCGTGATCCGAATCGAGCAATTCGACCGCTGCCAGTAACACCAGCGGGCGGAGCGGCCGATCGGGATGTTCGTCCGAACGATCCGCCCCTCGAGGACTAGCTGCCGCCAGGCGCGCACCCCCTCGTATGGCTCGAGCCGGAGCCGGCGCGCGGCGCCGTCCGCGTCACTCGGTCGAATGAGCCGCGGCGGGAGCTCCCGGAGGAACGTCTCCGAGTCGCGCGACCATTGCCAGAACGTGAACGAGCCCATCGCTCAGCGGCGCCCCGTGGTCGCGCGCCGAGCGGCGACGATGTTCGTCGCGAACTCGAGCGCGCATTGCAGCCGGCAGAAGTAAGGCACGCCCGGCCGCGAGGAGTAGCCGCGCCACTGAATGAACCGGCGCCGGAGGACGCGGCGCTTCGTCTCCGGCGAGCCGTCGTAATGCGTCCGGCCCGTCTCGACGCGCGTCGACTCGAGGATCTCGGAATCGTAGGCGAGCCCCTTCCCGCAGTGTTCGCAGAGCGGCCGATCGGCCGGGAGCCCCTCGACGCGCGCCGCGCCGGCGCCGGCCGGCGATGTTGTCGTCGCCATCAGAACGATCCCCCGTGATGCTTGTCGAGCACGTCGCCGAAGAACGAGGCGAGGTCGTTCCGCGCGAGCTCCACGTCCCGCGCGCTCGAGTCCGCGTCGATGATGTGCACGGTCCGCGCGGCCTGCCGGCGCTCGCCGACGCGCTTCCCGCCGCGGCCCGAGCTCTCGAGCGGCTCGTCGAACTTGTGATCGTGGATGTTCTGATTGAGCTCCGGCTCCCGCCGGCGTCCGCCCCCTCGAGGCGCCGGCTTGCGGGCGCTCCGTTTCTTCGGCGGCGTCCGCTGCATCTTGAGGACCTTGTCGACGAGGTCGTGCGCCTCGAGGAGCTTCGCGCACCGGGCACACTCGCCGGCCAGGCAGAGGCCCCGATGGCACATATTCTCCTCGGTCGGCCGCGGCGGGAGCGTCGAGACGAGCGCGCCGAGGAGCATTCCCTCGAGACGTGTGAGGCGTCGCCATCTCATGACCGATTCCCCCTCGTGTCGAGCTCGCGCTCGATCGCGGCGACGATCGCGCGGAACCGATCCTCGTAGCCGCCCGGCCCGTAGTCCGTGGCATAGCGGCGGATCTGCGCGACCTCGTTCGGCGCCAGCACGAGCCGCCGGTCCTTCGTGATGCGCGGGACCAGGCGGAGGAGGAAGCCCTGCATCCCGCCGAGGCCGACGATAGTCCGCGTCACGATCGCGAGCTCGTCGACGGTGAGCTCGACGAGGACCGGCCTTTCGGCCGGCCTCCGTGGTTCGCGCCCGATGCGCTGATTCCGGTTGTGATGCCCGCCCATTACTCGCCCCGCGCCTCGAGCCGGCGCCGGCGACGCTGCCCGCGGCGGATGTTCTCGAGCCCCTCGGCCGAGAGGACGCGCTTCTTCCGCTTCGCCGTGCGCGCCTTGCGGAGCGCGGCGACGTTGCCGATCGGCGTCCCGTTCGTGCGCTTCGTCTCGATCGCTTTGCGGGCGCCCCGCTTGCGCGAGCGCGTCACGTTGCGATCGCGCTGCCGGTTGATCGCCTCCATAACCTCGGCCGGCAGATGCAGCCGGAGCGCGCCATCGGCCGCGTTGCGCTGAAGGAATGACTCCTCCGTCGCGTTCGTGCCGTCGCCGCCGGGGAGCCGGAACGTCGAGACGTGCCAGGTCGCGACGTTGCCGTAGAAGTCGCGCACGTGGACGGTTGACTCGGCGCGGACCGCGCCGGGGTTGTCGGTGAGCTCGCGGAGGCGCCGCGAGAATGCGTCAGTCGGTATCGTGTCGGCCATGTCGGATCACTCCTCCTCATCAACGGGAGCCGCGTCCGCTTCGCGACGGGCGCGGTCCCAATACTCCGGAACGAACTCATCGATCGCCGCGGCGAAATTCTCGACCGCGCGCGTCACTTCGGCCCGCATCTCCGGGTAGGCGTATTGCGTCGAGGTCTGCCGCTTGACGATGCGATAGGCCTCCTCCCCTTTGAGCGGAGGCCGGACCGTGAACACTTCCCACCGGAACCGCCGCGCGCCGGTCGCGAGGAGGTAGACCTGCCACTGCCACGAACGCTCGAGCGCCTCGATGTCCGGCCGGCCCGAGAACTTGTAATCGACGACCTCGACGCCGTCGCCGCCGTCGACGCGGCCCTTCGCCAGGAGGAGCCCGCGCGAGGTCGGGAACTCGAGCTCGACCTTCGACTCGCGGATCGGATGCACGCGGAGCGCCTCCTCCTCGCGGAGCTCCCACCGCAGCGAGACGGGCACGAGGTCGCCGTCGTTGACCTCGACGAGCGTATACGTCGACGCGCTCGCGGCGAGGACGCTCGAGCCCGGCGTGAGGCCGAGCGCGTGATCGAACGCGGAGAACCCGCGGACCTCGATCCCGCGGTCCCGGATCGAGCTCTCGTTCCCGGCCGAGAGCTCCTCGAGGACCTTGTGCCCGGCCAGGCCCGCGATCATCTTGTGCGTCTGCGCGCGGCCGAGGAGCTCGCGCCGGAGGTCGTCGACGGTCGGCGGCTCCCGGTCCTCGTCGCCGTCGTCATGCGCCCACCGCTGCCACGTGTCGAGCGCCGTTACCGCGAACGTCTTACGCCTGTCGCCGGTTGCCACTGCTCCGCCCTCCTCGGTTGCTCGCGCGCGGAGCCGATGCCGGTCCCGTGCCGTTCGTCGCCGGCGGCGGAGCCGAGCCCGTGTTCGGCGCCGCGTCCTGCGCCGGCGCCGGCTTGGCGACGAAAGCCTTCTTCTCCCGGTCGAACGTGAATCCCTTCGCGCCGGCGACCTGCAAGAGGAGCGACTTGATCGCCGTCTCGGCGCCGATCTTCGCGAGGTTCTCGGCCTGCTCCGTGAACGCCTCCGGCGTCTCGAGCTTCTCGTAGACACCGCGCGCGGCCTCGAGCTTCTCGCGCATCTCGCGGATCGTCTCGTTCTCGGCGTTAAGGGTCGTCTTGATCTGCCCGATGATGTCGGCCAGGAACCGCGGATCCTTGACGTGGTCCCGGAACACGAGCGGCCCGAGCATCGCGGGATTCTTGCCGTAGGCCGCGGCGGTCGGCGAGAAGTTGAGGACCGTCGAGGCGTCGTCGTCGAGATAGACGCGGCCCATCGCGTCCGAATTCTGATGAATGAGCGCGCGACTCGCCCCCGGAACCTCGAGCCGCTCGATCACGTCGTCGCCCTTCTTCTCCTCGACCATGTGCGACACGATCACGATGTCGAGGCCGAACGACTTGAGCCGCGAGAGCCAGGACGCGAACGCGCTTTTCATCTCGCCGAACCCTTGCAGACTCGGCGCTCCGCCGCGGGTCCGGTTCTTCGGGTCCTCGGCCATGACGTGAAGTGCGAGCTTCTCGAGCGCCTTCCCGCCCGTGTCGACGATCGCCGTCTTGTAGCCGGCGAAGTCTGAGGCCTCCATGCGGACCGCGTCGATCCACGTCGGGATCTGCGCGACCTCGGTCCGGTTCGGCGCGCGATAGGCGCCGTCGTCGAAATCGAGACAGAGCGGCGCGTCGGCCGTGAACGCGATCGTCGTCTTGCGTCGGCCGGGTCCACCGTAAATCGTGGTGATGATGTGCTCGACGAGCATCGGCTCGTAAGCCCGAATGATCTTGAGAGCCATAGCAGTCTCCGGAAATGAAAACGCCGGCGGTTCCCGCCGCCGGGCGTCGAGTTAGTTGCTGAAGGTCGTCGCGCGCCGGATGGCGTCGGCGATCAGGTTGGCTTGCTTGAGCGCGAGGCGTTCGTCGTCGGTGAGCGGCGTCTCACAGCCGCGCGCCTCGCACGCCTCGCACCCGTTCGGGCACCCGTTCGGATAGAGCTTCTCGTGCTCGCGTTCGGCCCACTCGCGGAACTCCGCGTCGCTCATGTTGTCGAGGTCCGCGCCGCGATCGTCGTCGCCGGTCCAGTGTCGTGATTCCATGATCAGATCATCGGCACTTCTGAGCGGGAATTCAATTGGCAGAATTGCACGGGCAGATCTGCACACTCACCGCGCCACGATCCAGGCGGCGCAGCGGTCGACGATCCACGCGACGATCGCCAGCGTCCCGCCGGCGGCGATCCCCCACCAGAGGCCCGCCCGCCGGCCGGCCGCGTAGCCGAGCGTCGAGCCGGTCCCGTCGCCGACGATCATCATGTGCATGCAGGCATCACAGAACCGCTCCGGCTCCGGCGCCGGCGGGTCGCTCTCCTCGAGGCGCTTCGGGAGCTCGCCGAGGCGACGGTTACATTTCTCGTTTTTGCAGTGGGCAAACCGGCGGCGTGTCATAGGTTCATCTCCGCGAGCACTGAGAGGACGGCGACCTGCCACGGGAGCAGCCGCTCGAGCTCGTGCGGCGCTCGTTCCCGCGCGACCTCGACCCATTCGGACGTAGGGGTTTCCGGATCCGCCATGACGCGGAGAAGCTCCGGGACGACGAGCGCCGATCGCTTGATCTCGAACGCGACCGGCCCGCGGTTCTTCGTCGGCGTGAGCGCCCGGATCCGGAGGTTCTTCCGGTCCCGCGCGATCTTGCCGTCTTGATGACGCCAGAAACAGAGGAGGATCATCGCGTCCGGGAGCGAGCGATCGCCGGACGGGTTGCCGCCGGCGCCGCGGTGCCGATCGTGGCTCACGGTCGGCGGCGAGTAGTTGGGGAACGACCGGCATCCGCACATCGGGAACCGGCAGTAGCGATCGCGGTCCCGGACGGTCTGCATATGAACGAGAACGGCGTCGCGCCGGCGTCGAGACTCTCGAGCTCGAGCGCGTTTCGCCGTCCCCTTCTTCGGTTTCTCGAGCGCCCCCATCAGGCGAGCGGATCAGGGATCTGGTAGACCTCGCGCCAGCGGCGCGCGACATCGTCCCACCCGCCCGGCGGCGCCTCGAGGAGCCGCTCGAACCGCCGGCGCTCCTCCTCGTGCCCCGTCCAATCGCCGGCGGCGAGGCAGATCTCGATCGCGGTGCGTGTGTCGGAGATCCCGGCCTGCCCGCGCGCGAACCGATCGATCGCCTCGAGCGCGAACGAGTCCGGCCGGTTCGTCTGATTCAGCGGAACCGCGGCCACGGCTAGAAGTCCTCCGCCGTGTATTCCTTCACCGTGCGATCGGCGAGCGCGGCGACCTCGGCGCTCGTGTCCTCGCCTTTCGGCTCGAGGACGAACGGCGCCTCGAGCGGCTCGACGGCCGGCGCGACGAGGTCCTCGAATCCCGCCGGCGGGACGGCCTCCGGCGCCGGCGTCGGCTCGAGCGCGACCTCCCGCGGCTGGAGCGCCTGCTCGAGCGCCTCGTCGTCGACCTCGACGCCAAGCGTCGACACGAGCTCGCGGAGCGTCGCGCGCATGCCGTCATACCAGGCATCCGAGCCGACCTCGAGGAGGAAGATCCGCGCGGCGTCGAGGACCTGCGTCCCGGCGCGTTGAATGACCTGCTCCGCCTGCCAGGCCGGCCGCGCCTTGAGCTTCCCGATCGCCTCGACGAGTTGCTCGAGCTCCGAGCGACGCTCGTCGACCATGAGGTTCGCGCGATCGAGCTCCTGCTTCGCCGCGCGGAGGTCGTCGAGGAGGAGATCCTTCCCGACCTGCGCGCCCTCGGCGAGCGTCGCGTCGAGGCCGGCATCCTGCCGGAGCCGCGCGCGGAGCTCGCCGGCGAGGTCGTTCGGTGTCATCCGATCGAGGTCGAGCGGCTCTCGAGGTCCGCGGAGTCTGAGCATCGGCGGGACCAGCAAATCCAGGAGCTCTTGGGGCGTAAGACTGATGTCCATTGTCGGCGTTGCCTTTCGGGTTAGGGGAGGATGATCCCTCCGGGAGATGTGACGTTGAACGGGAGCACGACCTCGTCGGGCGTCTCGCCCTCGAGATACATCCGGATCGCTTCATTCATGGCGCTTTGAAGCTCCGGCGGGTAGCGTCGGATCAGGACGCGCGCGTTTCGGATGAGCGCCATCACCGCGAGGCCGGCCTCCGTGTTGTGGGCAAACGGTCGGAGGACCTTCGCGACCTCGACCTGTATCCGCGCGATCTGCGCGTGGTCCTCGCTCGTGAACTGTGGCATCGGGGATCCTTCTGGTAGGATGCGGACTGTCTCCGGGTCGCATCCAGCCAGGCCGGCGCGAGGTTCCCGCCTCTCGCCGGCCGTTTCTATTTCCGCGCGCGCCGCGCTCGCAAGTAGCCGTGCACGTAAGACTCGCCGAGGAGGATCGCCTCGATCGTGTCGGCGTCGCTCGCCGTCTCGCGGCCGGCCTGCTTCGCGAGCTTCCTCCGTTCGCGCTCGAGCGTTTTCTTCGCGGCGTCGCTGATCGTGGCTTGAACGCGGTTCGTCTTGCCGCGGAATATCGACTCGCGCCCCATCACACCCTCGGCCACTCGTCCTCCCTTCTGACTTTCGAGCCGGAAGTCTATCGCGGTTCGCCGGCGCCGCGCTCGACGCCGAAATGCCGATCGGTCCCGCACCGGCCGCACACGTCGCCGACGTAGCCCTCGGCCTTGCAGTTACGGCACGGCCCGGTCACACGCTCCGCGGGGAACTTGCCGCGGATCTTCGCGTGATAGAGCCGGCCCTTCGACTCGGCGAGATAGAGCTCCTGCGCGAGCTCCGCGTCGACGCCGGCGTAATTCCGAACGACGCCGTCCGTCTTGAATTTGATCGCGAGGACCTGCCGCGCGTGGTCATACCCCGCGGCGGCGATGTTGCTCGACTCGAGCGGCTCGAGCGGAATCTTCAGGACCATCCCGATCCCCCTTTCGAGGGATCAGGATAGCCGAACTTCTGAGCGGGAAGTTATTCGGCGGACGCCGGCGGGACGATCACGAGCGGCGGCGGCTCGAGCTCCGCGCGCACCTTGGGGAGCATCGAGTCGATCATCTTGCCCACGGTTTCACGGGTCGGCGGCTCGAGGCCCGGCGTTTCGTGCGCGAGCTCGCGGAGGATCCCGTCCGTCGCCGCGGTCCGCTTCGCCTCCGGCGTCATATGCTGCCGGCGCGCGGCCTCCTCGACACGGCGGAGCACGTCGGCGACGAGCTTCCGGATCCGCTCCTCCTGCGCCTCGGTGATCGCGAGCCCCTGCTTCTTCGCCAGGCGCCGGAGGAGCGCGACAACCTGCCCGGCGATGACGGTCGCCAGGCCAGGGAGCACGAGCTCGAGGAGGCCCTTCCCGATGGATCCGCCGATGCTGCTCCAGTCCATAGCCCTACACTCCTAGCGCCCGGCACACCGCCAAGGCTCCTCACGGTTGACGCCGTGGCAGATCCCCCGGAGGAGGATCCCCATCTCGGCGTGTTCGCCTCGGATGGCTCGAGCGTCGGCGGCGATCGCGCCCATGTTGGTTGTCACACCCGAGAGGATCGCGTTCGTGAGCCAGAACACGAGGACCCAGGCGGGACCGTATTTGATGGCGACGCCCGCCCACCCGCCCGGCGTGCCGTCCGCGATCTGTCGCATGAATGAAAACAACCACCCCCCCGCCGGCCCTCCAGCGGTCGAGCTATTGTCGGATGAGTGTCGTCCGATGTGACCTCGGCGAAGCACTGGATCCCCCTTTTTTCTGTGCACCTTACGGCGCGTCTGTTTCATCGGCCCGTGACGATCGCGGTCGGATCGGCCTTTCCTTCGATGTAGGCCGCGGTCCCCTCGAGCGTCCGCCGAATCTGCCCGGCCGGGAAGTGCAGCCACACGCCGGCAGTATCCGCGAGCGACCGCCAAAACGCGGCGTCGAGTTTCTCCGGGTCGAACCCTGAGCTTACAAACTGATCGGTCTGACGCACGAGCCGTGCCGCGGCGGCGAAGCCTCGCGCGCCCGCCGGCCCGTCGTAGCCCGCGTAGCCCTGCACGGCGCTCGAGAGCTCACGGAGCCCGATCATCGAGCCCATGACATACGACAAGTTGGCGCGGACCAGGCCGGCCCAAAACCCCTCGTCGTCGTCATCGTCCCCGCCGCCCATGAGGGAATGCGCGAGCTCCGGGAGCGCGTAGGTCAGCGTCGCCGGCGCGATGTAGATCAGGAAGTAGTCGGCCGCGAGGCGCCCGATCTCGACGGGATTCCGGAGGTTCTTCGCGCGCTGCGCGCGGACGGCTTGGTTATAGAACACGTTGAACGCCGAGTAGAAATTCGTCCAAAGCTTCTTGGCCGCGCCGCCCTTCTGCACCGGCGCCAGGTCCTTGATCTGGCCTCCGCCCTGCGTGTCGAGAACCGCTTGATCGGCGAGCGCGACCGCCGTCGCGTCGTCCTTCCCGTTCGCCATGGCCTTCTCGTAGGCCCCGATCCACGTCGGCACGTCGGCGATCATCTGCGCGCGGCCGATGAGGAAAAAGTAGCTATCCGCGATCGCCTGCTTGTCGGCGAGCCCGAAGCTTGCCCACTGGAACGCCTGATCAACCGCGGCCGAGAACCGGCCCGTCTCGACGCCGATCGCGTTGCGGATCTCGTTGATCTCGCGCTGCATCGTCTTGTGGCGGAGCCTCATGAACGTGCTGCGCTCGTGGACCCATGAGACGGTAGAGGTCATCGAGGCCGCGTCGCGCATCCAGCGGCCGATCCCCTTGGCGACCCACTTCCCGCCGACCTGCCGCCACGACACGGTGAGCCCGAGCGGCTGATAGAGCGGCGTCGTGAGCGACCAGCCGAGGCCGACGACCGTCGCGCCGGTCCGCGCGTGCGCGAGCCCCTTCTCGAACCCATCTTGAGCCGGCACGTCGCCGATCGCGATGTCGCGAAGATGCGCCTTGAGGTCCTTGTAGACCTGATCGCCCTTCGTCTCGTAGATCGCCGCCTGCACGTCCCGATGGCCGAGGATGCGCCCCACGTCGATGAGCATCTCGTGATGCGTGAGGTCGTGAATAACCTGCGTCGTGTGCTCGAAGATCGTCCCGAAGTCCAAGCGAACCGGGTCCGTCCCGCCCTTCCGCTCCTCGAGATGCCCGCGCTTCGTCGTCGGCCGCGTGAACGCGGCGAGCTTCGCGATGTTCGCGGCGTCGAGATCCAGCTTCGCCGCGGCCGACGCGGTGAGCCGGTCGTCCGCCTTGATCGGGAAGTAGCCGCCCCGATACTCGCCGTGGCGCGTGGTGATCGGCGTCGCCTCGACCCACGTCGGCTCGAGCCCCGTGATCCGCTTCTGCTTCGCGGCGATCGCCGGCCGGAACGTCTCGAAGTAGTCGAACACGCCTTGCACGAAATCGAGGTCCGCCTTCGCGAGCGTGTCGATCACAGCTTGCGCCTGCGTCTCGTTCCACCCTTCGCCCTCGAGGATCCGCTGCCGGTTCCCCTCGTTGCCGTAGTTCATCGCGACCATGATCCGCTCCATGCGCGACATCGAGCGGCCGACCGCCGGGACCTCGACCTTCTCGTAAAGCTTGAACTTCTCCGCGCCGGGGAACGCGCCCTCGACGAGCCCGTGTAACGCCTTCGTCGCCTTCTCGTTCTCGAGCGCCTCCTCGTTGCCGGCGTCGTTGACCAGGCGGAGGACCGCCTCCCACATCGGCCCGCCCTCCTCGAACCCGTCGAGGTCGGCGACGATCGTCGAGAGCTTCACTTGCGAGGCGAAATAGCCGTCGATCGATCGCAGCCGTTCGTCGGTCGGCCGGCGGTCCCGCGCGACGGCGCGCTTCGTCGTCTTGGTTTTCGCGCGGATGTTCGCGGCCAGGTCGCCGGCGAGCTCGTCGAGCTCCCGCTTCGCCTGCTTCTTGAGGAGCCGATTCTTCAGGCGCGACAAGTGGAGGATCTGATCGATCCCGTCGAGGACGCCGACGAGCTCGTCGACCGTGAGCTTCTTGTAGTTGACGCGACGCGCGTCGTCGAGGATCTCCGCGGGGAGGTCGACCGGGAGGCCTTGCCCCTCGAGCGCGGCGACGAACTTCGCGACCGACGCCCGGCGCGCGAGCGCCTTCGCGCTCACCTTGGCGAACTCGAGCCGGTCGAGGATCCCGTCGATCTGATCGAGGTAGGTATCGCCGGCGATCCCGAGCCGCGCGCGAGCGGCCGGCTTCGCCAGGTCGCGCGCCTTGCCGACGCGGCGTTCGAGCTCCTCGACGACGGTCGTCGCCTCGCGGTAGAGCGCCAGCGAGAAAAGCTCCTGCGTCTTGAAATCGATCGCGGCGTTGAAGTCCTGCCGCGCCGCGGCCTCCTGCGCCTTGAGCCCGTTCCGCTTCGCCGACTCGAACCAGATCCGCGGCCGGATGTTCTCGACCGTCATCGCGCCGATCTTGGCCTGCGCCGCTTCGCGGAGGAGCGCGGGATTCGGGAGCCCGCGGCGGATCGCCGGCGCCGCGCCGCGCGTCTTGGCCTTGAGCCGCGCGACCTGCTTCGTCAGGCGATCGATCTCGACCTGCTTGTAACCCTCCGCAATTGCGATCCGAAGCTTCGCCTCGGCCTCGAACCACGCGCGTTCGTAGTCGCGCTCCGCCCTCGCCTCGGTCCGGGCCTCGGTTGCCGCCTGCCGCGCGAACGGGCCGACCTGCCGGCGGAGAGCTTGGAGCGCGCGGACCTCGGCGCGGATGACCGTCTCCCGGTCCTCGTTCGCGGTCGAGGCCCGGCGCGCGTCGGCGAGCCCGCCGTCGAGGAGGAGGTCGCCGTATTGCGTGACCATCCGGCGATCGGTTTCCCCCTTCACGACCTCCGGATACGGCGCCGCGTGCTCGATCTCGTTGAGCATCTTGTCGACGCTGTCGAACACGAACCACTCCGCGGCGAGCGTCGGATCGATCCCGCCCTCGCTCGAGTAGATGAACGGTCGCGGGAGCGCCTTCGTCCGCGCCTCGCCGACCTGCTCGACGAGCATCTTCCGCGAGAGCTTGATCGGGACCGCCGGCTCGCCCTCGACGACGGAGCTCCCGTCAGGCTTGGTCCCGTAGCGCATGGCGGCGAGCGCCTTGTAGACCGGCGCCTCGTTGAGCTCCTCGACGACGGCGCTCTCGACGGCGTCGCGCTGTGCCTTGTAGGCCGCGGTCCGCTGCCGGCGAATGTCGGCCATGAGCTTCTGATCGAGCGCCTCCTGCGTCGCGACGCTGGCCTTCTCGATCTGCCGGCGGTAGAGTGCGAACTCGCTCTCGGTCATGCCGGCATCGGCCGCGGTGAGGAAGATCGGGACCTGCTCCTCCCGCGCCTTCGCGATCTGCGCGTCGCTCGCGAGGAGCCGATCGAAGATCTGCCGGACCTCCGGCGTGAGGTCGAGCGGCTCGCCGGCGGCGCGCTCGAGGCCGAGGAGCGTCTTATAGATCTCCGTCAACCACTGTTTGAACTTGTGGAACGCCGGGCGGAGCTCCTCGGATGGCGCGTTGCCCTCGAGCACGTAGGCCTCGAACGCGCGCGCGAATTTCTCATGCTGCTTTCTCGAGAACGAGGAGCCGGGAACCGGCTTGTGATCCTCGTCCTCGAACCACGCCTCGAGCGCGGCCAGGTCGCCGAGGATCTCCTGCTGCGCCTCGGTCCGCTCCGTCGCCGGGATGCGCGCGATCTCGTTCGCGACATCGGCCATGAGCTCGAGGTAGAAGTGCCCGCTCTCGTGGATGACGGTCGAGAGGTTGGCCTTCTCGAAAAGCTTGATCGTGAACTTCCGATCCTTGCCGAACTGGATCACGCCCTGCGCCTCGAGCGGCCCGCTCGCGAACAGGGTCGTCCGTCCGCGTTGCGCGGCGAGCGCCTCCTCCTTCGCGAACGCCTCGTCGAACGCGGCGGTCGCCGCTTCGTTCGCGGTGCGCGCCTCGAGGAACTGCGCGTCGGAGATCTCGCCGGCGCGGAACTGGCGTTGCGCGTTGCCGAACGCTTGCGACGCGAGGCGCGAGGCCTCGAGCGCCGCGGTGTATTCCGGCGACGGCGCCGGCGCCGCGCGCTTCCCGCGTTCCGGCTTCGCGACGGGCGAGGTCAGAGCGAACGGCGCCTCGAACGTCGGCGTCGCGATGTTCTGATCGCGCACGTCCTCGGCGCCGGGGAGCCGCGGCTGCTCCTCGCCCGTGTCGAGGAGATCAACCTGCCGCGCGTCGCGCTGCTCGAGCGTCGACTCCGGCCCCTTCGGGTTGCGGATCATCGCCTTGAGCGTCGAGAAATCCTTGTTCCGCCCGGCGTTCCGCACGAAATCGAACCGGCGGTAGAACGCGACGAGCCTCGAGTAGCTCGAGGTTTTCTTGCTGCCCGGCTGATAGCCCTTATCCGCCGGCGAGAGGAGGATCCGCCGGCCGACGCGATCGGCAAACGCGGTGAGCTCGCGCATCGCGCGGGAGCCGCGCCCGTCGCCCGGCGAGGCGATCGTCTCGAGCTCGATATCGCCCGTGGTGAGGAGCCGGAGGTCGAACTCCTCGAGGCCGAGCCGCTCCTTCACGTCGAGCGCGAACGCCTCGAGCTCCTCCTTCGTGAGCGGCTGCTGCTCGACCTGATCGCGCTGCTCGAGCTCCGACGTGTCGAACGTCGGATCGCCGACGCCCTCGATCTCCGCGGCGTCGAGGCCGAGCTCCTCGATCTGCTGATCGACGAGCGCGGATAGTTCGTCGGTGAACTGGCTCGAGACTTCCTCGCCCCACGACGGCGGGAGGACCGGCCGCGAGATCTCGCGGTAGTCGTCGGCCGCGCGGCGTTCGGCGACGCGCATCGCGCCCTCGACGAGGTTCGTCTTGATGCGTCGACTCTCGAGCGCCTTGCGAACCGCGGCCGCGATCTGCGGGCGCGTGCCGCGGACCTGCTTCGCGGTGCCCTTGCCGCCCTGCCCTTTCGAGAGTGGCGAGAGCTCGAGAATGTCGTCGAGAACGGGGGAGCCGGCGCCGCCGGCGACGATGTTCGCGTGCCCGCCGGCGGCGTTGCCGGTCGAGGCCTCGTTCGTGAGCCACGTCCACGTGCGGCCCTCGAACCCGAATTGCTCGAGCTCCTCGGCTACTCGCTCGAGCTCGCGGACGTGCTCCGGCGTGAACCGCGCGGCGTCGGCTTCGGCGGTTGCTGGCTCGAACGGCTTGTCGCCGTCGCTTGCGGCGAGCTCGAGGACGGTCGGAAGCCTGCGGCGTTGAGCGTTTCCGCCATCGCTTGCCCCTTCGGGACGCCGGTCCGCATCAGACCGACCACGTTCTCCGCCAGCGTCGCCAGGTCGCGCCCCTGCTTGAGCTCCACGCGGAGAGGATACCGCGGCCGGGACCTTTCCGCCGCGGTCCTCGAGGAGCCGGAATCCGGTCGGCCCGGCGACGCCGTAAGTCTCGCCGGCCTTCGCGGTGTAGTCGACGGCGTCCGGCCCGAGGAGCGGGCGCTCGTTGCCGGCCCGGTCGTAGACGACGAACCGCTCGCCCCTCGAGGCCATGCCGGCGCCGCGGCTGAGCGCCTCGAGCGACGCGGCCGACTCGCCGCTCGCGTTTGCGGCCTCCGAGCCCGTAGGCGCCTCTGTGAGCTCCGCGCCGCCGAGGCCGGCCAGAACGTCGGCCAGGCCCTCCACGTCCTCTAGGCCGGGCGGGAGGCCAGCCGGCGAGCCGGTTCCGGCCTCGTCCGCCGTTCCACGTGGAACGCCCGGCTCCGCCGTAGAGCTCGCGGCCGGCTGTCCCGCGGCGGGACGGCGCCCCTTCGCGACCTCGGCGAGCGTCGCCTCGAGGCCGGCCTCGGCGAGGGTCGTCCGCTCGAACTTGAGCCCGTAACGCTCGAACGTGGCGATCGGGTCGAGGCCCGCCCGCGCGACTAACCCGTTCTGAAAGACGGCGTTATACAGCCGCGCGTAGCGTTCGGCTACGTCCGGCTTCACGCCGGCCGCGGTGAGCGCGTTCGTGATCCGGGCCTGCACGGCGCCCGCCGGCGTCGGTCCCTCGGCCGCGGCCTCCGCCGGCGCCGGCTCCATGGTCCGGGCCTGCTCGAGGAACGCGGCCCGCTCCCGCGCGTTCATCTCGCCCGGCGCCAGGCGCACGACCTCGGCGAAATAGGCGTTCGCGTCCGTCCCGGCGATCCGGGTCGCGTAGCGCGCCGCCGGCACGGCCAGGTCGGCGCCGGTCTGGAGCGCCTCGGCGTAGGCGGTCGGGGAGCCCGTGAGCGCCTCCGCGGCCTTGGCCGGGTCGAGCCCTTGCGACTGATAGAACTCGGTCACGTCCTCGACCGGGATCAGGAGCTCCCGCGCCGGCGAGTCCTTCGCCATCTCGCCGACGAGCTCCTCGAACTTCTCCGGCGATCGGGTCGCGAGCTTGTTCCCCTTCGTCGCTGCGGCGAGGTCGTTCGAGAACGTCTTACCGCGATCGCCGGCGACCACGCGATCGAGGCCGCGCGTCGCGCCGGTCTGCACGCCCACGGCGACGACCGTCGAAACGAACGTGTCCCAGAACGCGCCCGGCCGCGCCTCGAGGTAGTCGGCGAACGGCTTGTCGGGATGCAGGAGCGCCCAAGCGTTGAGATCTTGGAGCGCGGTCGCGACCTGCTCGCCGGGGATCTCGGTGAGGAGTTGGTGCCCGATCGTCTTGAGGAGCCCGGAGCCCGTCGCCAGGTCGCCGACGATCGCCTCGAGCGGGAGCTTCTCGGTCGCGACCTCGACGGCGCCCTCGATCGCGGCGTAGCCGAGCGAGGTCCCGACGCCGGCGCCCTCGGCGCGCGCCTCGCTGTAGGCCGGCCCCGCCGTCTGCACGCCGATGAGGCCGAGCGCGAGCGACGGGTTTTTCGTGATGACGGTCGCGACCATGATCGGCGCCGCGGCGCCGACGCTCTCGAGCCCGCCGAGGACCGCCTTCCCCGTGCGGCCGACGCCGGCCTGCGTGCCGCGGAACTGCTGCCCGATCGCCTTCGCCTCGGCGCCCTTCTTCTTGCCCCACGCGGTGAGCTCCGGGATCGCGAACACGTCGCCGGCGGCTTCGGCGACGCCATACGCGCCCATGTTCGCGTGCTCGAAGAATCCGCCGGCGAGCGCGCCGAACGCATTGCTCCCGAAGTTGAACACGCTCTCGAGGCCGGTGAGTGGCACGAGGTCGTCGTGCACGAGCGCGCCGTGATCGGGATGCGACTCGATCCAGCCGGCGAGCTTCGGCGCGCGCTTGCGGAACTCGATCGGATCGAAGTCCGCGGCCGACGCCTGTCGCTCGACCTCGTCGAGGTTCCGGCGAATCACGTCGACCGGGAGGCCCGTCTTGATCTGGAGATTGAACGCGCGCGCCGCGGCGTCGGCGCCCGTCGACGGTGCCCGGCGTAGACCGTCGGTCAGTCGATCGACCGGCGCCTCCGGGAACGCCGAGAGGCCCGAGCCCCTCGAGGTAATGGTGCCCGGCGAGGCGATCGCGCTCCCCGGCTCTTTCGGCTCGTCGTCAGGGAACGCGGAGATCTGCGGCATCTAGTCCTCGGCCCCGGTGATGATGCCCTCGATCTCGGCCCGCGTGCCGCCGAGGAGCCGGCGCGCGTAGGCGCGTTGAATGCGATCGCCGAACGTCGCGGCGACCTGCGCGTCGGTCATGCCGGCCGCGGCGGTCGAGACGCTCCGGATGTAGTTCGCGTATTCCCCGAACGTCTGCGCGGGGATCTTCGCGGCCGGGACGTAGGCCTTCGCCCGGTCCGCCGGGTTGACGACCGTCGCGGCGATCTTCGACGGGTCCGTGCCCCACACGTTCAACATGACTTGTTGATCGACGATGCCCCGCATGATCGCTTGTTTCCGATCGCGCGGGAGCGCCTTCCCGCTGGCGCGCTGCTCCGCGTCGATCTGCGTTTCGACCGCGTTCCGGAGCCGGCCGAGGTCGGCCTTCTCGTCGTCAGACTTCGGCGCGTAGGCGTTGAGGCCCGCATCCTGCGCCGTCGTCTTGAACAGGTCATCATCGATCGTCGCCGCGTGAACGCTCGCCGCGGAGCTCGAGAGCGCGCGGCGCTTCGTCATGAGCCGGTTCACGTGCTCGATCCCGAGCGTCGGCGTGAGCGCGAGAATTTGGTTGTCGTTCATTTGCGAGAGGACCGCCGGGTTTTCGATGCGCCACATCTCGGCCCACCCGGCGCGCTCCTTCCGGTTCTCGTCCCGCGCGATCGCGGCCTCGGCGCGCTGCCCGCGGGTATACGCGCGGTTCGCGGCCTGCTCCTGCTGATCGACGATGTGCTCCGAGATCTGCGCCTGTAGGTGGCCGGGCGCCGTCAGATACTCCGGCATCGATTGAACCTGCTTGAGGGTCGCGCCCTTCGCCACGGCGCCCCAGAGCGCGCCGGCGGTCGCCTCCTTCCGGTCCGCCCTCGAGGCGTCGACCGCGGCCTTCCGCTCGCGGAGATTGAGCATCGCGGCCTTGAGCGCCTTCTCGTCGTCGGGAAAGAGCTCGCGCGCCTTGTCCTCCATCGCGGCCAGGTCGATCGGCTGCTGATCGTTCTTCGGCCCCATCTCGCGCCAGATCCCATCGGACGCGGTCCGGGCCTTCTTCGCCGTCGTGCCCGTGTCGATCTTCGCCTCGAGGTCCGCCCGCTTGGCGCCGTCGATCTGCTCCTTGTTCTTCTGGTAGTAGGCCTCCGCCTGCGCGCTGTGATCGGTCGCGAGGAGGTTGTCGATCACGGCTGCATGCGCCGCGGTGTGAAAGGCCTCGACCTGCCGATCGTAAACGTCCGGCCCGTCGCCGTTCCGGTTCGCGGCCTTGATGATCTCGTCCTCGCCGCGGTTGATGGCGTCGGTCCGCTTCGTGTCGTCGAGCGCGTTCGCCGCGGCAATCGAGACGGAATTCCGGAGCGAGGCGTCGAGTTGTGCGGCGTCGAACGCCTTGATCTCGCCGGCGACGTGGCGCCGGACCGTGAGCGCGATCGCCGATCCGCGCTGCTGCTTCGCTTTCTGGAACGCGAGTTTCTGCTCGTCGTTGGCGAGGCCCTTCTCGATCTCGCCGGCGACGCTGCGGAACGAGTCGTCGACCTTCTCCGGCAGGTCGAAAGAATTCTTCCCGCGCTGCGCGAGCGCGCCGTTCTCCGGATCGTGGAGCGTCGAGAGCTCCCATTGATCGAGCTTGTTCGTCGCCTCGAGGAGCGCGACCTCGTTCGCCTTGTTCCGCTCGCGCGTGGCGACCTCATTCGAGTAGCGCACGAACTGATCGCCGATGTTGGCCGCGGCGTTCGAGACGGCGCCCCACGCGCCGGCGGTCGCCTGCGCGGCGCCGGCGCCGAGCGATTCCGGCGTTTCGGCCGACGTGAGTCTCGCGCCGCTGATCGGGTTGAGGCCGACCCCGCGTTGTGCTTTCCGGACGACTGGCATCGCGCCCCCTACTTGAACCCGTAGCGGTTGGCGAGGAGGTTCGCCGTCCCGCCGATCACGTTCGCGGCCCCGCCGATATAGGCCGCGTTGCCGGCGGCGTTCGCCGCCTTCTCTTGGTTGACGCCGGTCCGCCGCGTCACGTCGGCCCGGTTCCGGAGGTCGGTCGCTTGGACCTTGAACCCGTGCGCCTCGCGCGCCGCGTTCGTCGCGACCGTGAGCGCGTCGAGCTCGCCGAGGAACGCGGCGTCGGCCTGCACGTCGGCCGCGGAGCCGACGCCTACGTCGACGCCTTGCGCGGCGAAGCCTGCCCGCTGTGAGCCGATGACTTGCCGCGTCGCGCTCCGGACCTGCTGCTGCTGCTCCTCGCCGCGCGTGAGCGCGTCCGCGGCCTGCTGATCGGCTACGGCGGCGTTGTAGTCGATGATCCCGGCCTCCGACTGCGCGGCCTCGTTCGCGAGTTGGCCGGCCTTCTTCGTCGCCTTCCCCTGCTTGTAGGCGCCGTAGGCGGAGACGGCCAGGCTCCCGATCGCGAGCGCGGTAAGAACGGCCATCGGCTACCCCTTCGCGGCGTAGAGTTTCGACTCGGTCGAGGCCTTCGGTTTCTCGTCCTCGAGACACAGGTCGGTGATCTGGAGCGTGAGCGATTGCGAGGTTTTCACCTTGCCGGCGCCGTCGACCTCGTCGCGCGAGTTGCTCCCGGTCACGTCGGCCCGCGCCAGGATCATGATCGTTCCGCCCGCCGGCGGGAGCTTCGCGAGTCCGAGCTTCTCGAGCGCCTCGTCGTCGAGCCGGAGCTCGAGGCCCCACGGGTAGAGCGGCCGATCGACGATCGCGCTCTCCGCGTATTTCTCCTCGCGCGCCTTCGGATCGAGCTTCATCGAGACAAGCTTGCCGGCCACGACTAGACCCCTCTCCGCTGCATGACGCGCACGATCACGAGCACGAGCACGACCACGAGGAGCACGTGCACAAGGTTTCCGCCGGCGACCAGGCCGACGCCGAGGCCCCCGCCGGCGAGCCAGAGAATGAGAACGACCACGATCAAGATCTCGAGCAAGCCCATAGCGTTAGCCTCCTGCGTCGACGTTCGGAATGATCCCGAGCACCGTGAGCGGCGTCGGGTCGGTGTGTCGGATGAACACGCGCCCGCTTTGCGACCACGTCGTCGAGACGACGGCCTCGACCGCGCCGTCGATCGTGGCCGAGGTATCCCAGGCCTCGGCCCGCGTGAGTGAGAGCTTCGAGGCGTTCGGCCCCACGTAGAACCCGCGCGCCGAGTCCTCGACGAGGACCGTCACGTTCGCGACCTTCTTCCGCTTCGCTCGAATGTCGGTCCCCTGAATGTCGAGGTCGAGCGTCTCGAGGTCCGCCACGATCGGGAGGCCGACCTTCACGTTCTCCGCCGCCGTGTCGAGCGTGATCTCGCCCGTGACGCCGACCGTAAACGGGCCTTGCGGGAGCCCATCGGCGAGCACGTTCACGGAGCGGCCGATCAGGTGATCGAGCCCGCCGATGACGGTCGCCGCGGCGCCGTCATACTCGAGGCCCGAGTCGACGAACCAGGCGTCGGCCGCAACCGTCTCGACCTCGCGCGAGACGAGCCGCTCGATGTAGCGTTTCGTCGTCCCGTTGATCGTCCGCTTCACGATCACATAGACCGCGTCCTCGTCGTCCTCCGGCACGACGACCACATCCTCGAACAAGTCGCCGGCGCCGGTGTCGTGCCGATGCCAGGCGATCACTTCCTGCTCGCGGTTGTAGGTGAGCCCGAGGAGCACGCCGTCGCTCCGCACGGCCCAGAGGATCGTATCGGGCGTGATCGCGAGCGCCATCCGCTCGACCGTCCGCTTCTTGAACAGGTGCCGCGAGTAGACCGTGAGATCCCGCGAGCCGATCCCGCCCACTTCCTGATCGAACGAGAGGTCGCGGACGCGCGTCCCGCGCGCCTGCACAAAGAGGACGGTCTGCCCGACGACGACCGGCCGGACGTAGGCGGTCCCGGTGTAACCCTGCCGATCCGGATTGATGGCCGATGGAATGAGCGCGCCGCCCTCGCCGTCGCCCTGAATCTTCCACTCGCCGCGGCCGGTGAGCACGAGGAGCCGCTTCAGATCGATCAGGTTCCGCACGTCTTGCGCGCCCCGCGAGGCGAGCCGGAACGTCACGGCGTCATCGTCTTGGAGCGGCGACCGGATCGAAAAGTTGGAATGGAACCCGATCCGCGAGGCCCACACCGTCTCCGGGTTGTTGATCGTGTTCGCGAAGCATCGGCGCTGCTGGTAGTAGCCGACCGTCCGCGGGTAGTTGCCCGCCGTGTCAAAGAGCGCGCGCGCGATCGGCGGCGTGAGCGTGAAGTCCGGGAGAAGCCCCACGTCGTTGAAGTAGGCGAGCGGCGTCGAGCCGATGTAACCGTAGACCCCGCCGCCTCCTTGGTAAGGGTCCTTGTAGATCCGGTATTCGACGGCGCCGGCGACCGGCGTCCATGACGTGAGGATCGGGTCGGACGGCGTCGGCTCACTCACGCCCGAGAGCGTGTTCGGCGAGCTCGCGACGCTCTCCTCGTAGGTGTCCGCCTTCACGGCGGTTACGACATAGGACATCGTGAGCGAGCCGGCCAGGCCGAACCCGCCGCCGATGCCAGTCGGCGCCGCGATCGATGGCTCCGTCGTGATCACGGTGAGCGTCCAGTTTGTATCCGCCACTCGCCGGAGCTCGCGCGGCCGGTATAGCTGGTGCGTGATCGTGAGAACGTCGCCGTTCTGCTCGAACTCGAGGTCGGGAATGTCGGCCGTGACGTAAGGCGTCGAGATCTCGTAAGCCACGCCCGGCGAGCTCTCGACCTGATCGGCCAGGCGGACGAACCGAAAGTAGGTATCGCCGACCTCGATCACGTAGGCGAGCGCGTCCGAAAAGACGACCGGGAGGAGGTAGGTCCGCGCGCTCGAGGTTTTGACCTCGACGACGAACCGCGTCCCCGAACGGTTCGCGGCGCCGCCATGCTCCTGCACGACGAAATTCCGCACCGTCCGCGCGCCGGCGGCGTAGCGCGCCAGGTCGGCGCGAGCGCCCAGAGCCGGCGCGAGCTCGCCGGCCGAGAACGCCCGTTGCAAGATGTTCGAGCCCACGTCGCCCCCTTCGCTTACGTCATCTGAGCCGGGAACGCCTCGATCGGCACTTCCGACCAATCGATATTGAAGCGATAGACGACGACGCCCGTCGCGCCCTGCGTGAGCCCGAGCCGGATCCGGAGGCCCTCCTGCGAGTCGAGCACGATCGGATGTTCGCCCGGCGCGATCTCGTAGAGGGTCGCGCGGCCCGACATGCCGAGCGTATTCGTGAGCCCGTCGAACGCAACCGAGGCCATCGGATTCGCGTCCTCGACGCTCGAGGCGCCGGCCGTGACGGCGGTCGCGCTCGCGACGCGCATGTTCGCGAGCGCCGGCGTCATGCCGATCCCCGGCGCCTTGCGGTTCGTGAGGCCAAACGCGATCGCCGTGCCGCCGGCGTCGGCCGTGATGAAATTCGTCACGCGGACCAGATCGACGGAGAGCTCCTGCGCGGTGCCGAACGCGGTCCGAATCGACGCGAACGCCTCGATCTTATGAATGAGCGCGCGGAACGTGACATTCGACCAGCGGATCGACGCGAGCGCGTCGCCCGTGTTGAGGACCGTCGTCAAGCCCGTAACGAGCGCGGTCCGGTAGTGCCCGCCGACCAGGCCCGCCGATCGATACTCGAGCGGCCGAAGCGTCGTCCTGAGCGCGTGGTGTGTCCGATCGACCTCCGCTTGTATGCGGGTATCGCCGGGATTTTCGATGATCATGCTCTAGCCTCCGATGACGTAGTGAACCGAGACACGGCCCGCGAGGCTCTCCGTCGCGGCCCACCTTACCCGCATCCGCCGGCGGTCGAGGACCTCGGCGACGGCCGACACGATGACGCCCTCGGCCTCGTCCCGCGGCGGGAGGATCTGCATCAACACGGGCGCCCCGACCTGCGCGTCGGTGAACGTCGCCTCGAGGTAGGCGGTCCCGCCGCGGCGACGATCCCCTCCGAGCTCGAGCTCCGCGCGCACGAGCGCGATCGGCGTGCCGCCGGCGGCGAACGTCGCCTCGAGCGTGCTTGTGACCTGTAGGCCCGCCGAGAGCCGGAGGAGCCAGTCGGCGATCCAGCCGCGCCACGGCGGCGTGATCTTCCGACCGGCATCGACAACCGGCGACGGGTAGGGCGGATCCGGGAGCGTGACCTCGATCGCCATCTAGCGCCCGAGGAGCCAGTCGGGATCGCCCGGCGGCTGCTGCTGCTGCTCGTTCTGGACCGTCGTCGACGCGGTGTTTTTCTCGATGATGTAGCCGCGCTCCATCCGCGCGATCGTCTTTTCGTCGCGCGAGAGGCCGGTCGCCAGGTCGAACGCCAGGCGGAACGCGAACGCGCTCACGAACTTCTGATCGCCCCCGGCCTTCGCGCCACACGCCGGCCGAACCGTGTATTCGATCTCGATGAACGGCTCGTCGTTCGAGTCGAATTGCACGCCGTCGTCGGTCACATAGACGAGCGGCCCCACGTCGTCGACGACCATCCGGAACGCCGGCGGCTTCGCGTCGTGCTTGCGCCCGAGCTCCGGCCGGATGATCCGGCGGACGAACAGACAGCCGGCCGGCGCCCGGAACCCGTAGACCCAATCGGCATTAGTCGGATCGCTGATCGAGCCGTCGACGAGGACGAGCGAGGCGTAGCGCGTCGCATGCGCCCACGGGAAATCCCGGAGGACGAACCGGAGCGTGTGCTCGAAGAACTGCGCGGCGAGGCTGCGCTCCTGCGAGGTCGGCGTGAGGAGGTCGCTCGCCGCGGTGAGCATGTCGGTGATCCCGAGGCGCGCGAACGCCAGGTTCACGGCCCGGAGCGTGAACGGCACACAGAGCGCGTCCGCGAGGTCGTCGGCCAGGTCCGGCCCGTCGTCGAACGAGTCGACCTCGTCGGGCACAGTCGGATTCTCGAGCTCGTCGAGCTCGTCCTGCGTGTAGCCGTCCGGCCACTGCCCGCCCGGCGCCGGGATCGGGTCGGTGATGTATTCCCCGTTCGTGCCCCATCCGCCATTTCCCGCGGTCGCGTCCGCGGCCATGATGACGAGGAGCGAGAACGAGACACCGCTCGCGTTGAGCGTCGATCCCACCGTGACGGAGTCCACCCCGCCGGCGGTAAAGCCCGTGTTGATCGTCGAGCTCCCGGCGCTCGCGAGGCTCGAGGTAATGCCGGTGTGCGAGGGATCGCGCACGTGCCCGGATACCGTCGTCCCTTGGCAGTAGGCCCAGAGCGGACGCTTTCCGGAGACGCGCGGGAGCGCGATCGTTCTCGAGGCCGCGCCGTCGCCGACGTAGCTCATGATCTGGACGACGATCGGCTCCGTGAGCTCGAACCCCGCGTAGTCGGCGCCGTCGCGCTGCCGCCAGAGGTTGTAAGTCGTCTGCGCGACCGCGCCGGACGGATGGAGCGTCGTCATCGATCGGAGAATGCCCGTCAGGAACCGGGCGAACGTGGTCCCCTCGCTCCCGCCCATCTGCTGCCCGCCGTTCACGTCGTTCCCCGGCCCCTTAAAGAACATGAACCCGCCGCCCGATGGGAACTCGGTCGCGAAGAATGCGAGCTCCGCGAGGAAGTCCGGATCGGTGAGCACGTTGTCGAACGTCGTCGTTCCGGAAAGATGCTTGAACGCGCCGTTCAGCATGAACCGCATCCCCGGATCGCCGACCGCGATGTATTGGTAGGTCCCGCCCGTCGCGTTCTCGGCCGTCGCCGGCCCGCCGATCTTGTTGATCGATCGCGTCTCCGGATCGCTCGCGCCGCCGACGCCGACGAACTCCGGATCCTCCATGAAATTCGCGCCGCTCCGGAGGTCGCCGGCGACCGCCCAATGCGGCGCCGACATCGACGACCACCAGCGGACCGCGCCGACCGCCGTGTCGGTTTTCCGGACCCACCAGAAGTGAGCCGGGATCTTCGCGACGATGTCCTGCCCGAGATTGTTCCCGGTGTAGGTCCCGGCCTTCACCCACACGGGCGAGTCAGGCGGGACGGCGGTCCGGTTCCACGGCGTCCGCGGATAGGGCGCGTTGTGGATGCCGAATTGAATCGGCTCCGCCGATTCCGGCTGCTCCTCGTCCTCGTCCTGCGGCCACTGATCGCACTTGTCCCAGACGCCCACGAGCGCGACGTGCGCCGTCAGGCGTGTAACCGTCGTGAGGTTCGCGTCCGCGGCCTTCGTGAACCGGAGGAGGAGCGAATGGATCCCCCACGGCGAGGCCTCGTTCGTCGGCGCGTATAGGACCGTGTCCCAGGCGTCGGTAGTCTGCCCGACGACTGTCGTCATCGGCGTGGTCCCGGCGTCGGCCGAGGTCCGCTTGAGCGTGAACCCGAGTTGACCGTCGCCGGCGGTCGCGCGGCGCCACGCGATCGCGACCGTGATCGCCTGCGCGCCGAGCGCGCCATCCTGCCGCGCGATCAGGTCGGCGCGTGTCGTGGCCGCGAGGAGCGCGCCGGACGTGGAGCTCGTGAGAATGTCCTCCGGCTGCGCGGTGTGCTGCGAGAGCCCGCGAATGTCGCCCGTCCAATTCGCCGAGTGGGTCGCGTCCGGCCCCATCGGATTGATCTCCTCGACGTGGTGCCCGTGCGTCCAGTCCGGCCCGGCGTAGACGACCGTCGCCGCATTGTTCGGCGACGACGTGATCGGCCCGACCCACACATCCGCGCCGCCGGCGCCGCCGTGCGTCGCGTGCTGGCTCGCCGGCAGGATGAACCCGAGCCAGTCGTCGAGGTCATACTCCCAATCGTTCGGGCCGACCGATCCCTGCGCGCATCCGAGAAACGAGTTGTCGAGCGTGCGATAGGTCGGCGGGTCGACCTTCGTCTCTGTCTGCCCGGTGAACGTCGACGTGAGGACGTGATCGATATACAGCTTGCCGCTGATATTGATCCCCTCGGAGCTTGGCTCCGTGCCGGTGTCCGATCCGTGGTTGTCGTAAACCACATCGATCAGATACCAGCGATCGAGCTCGAGCGCGTCGGTGAGCCCGAGGTTCGCGCCGGTGAGCGAACCGCCGCTCGTGACCATGCGGAAGTAGAGCGCGCCGCTCGAGTTGAGCGCCATCACGAGCCCGCTATTCGTGAGCCCGATGTTCGATCCGCACTTCATCTGCCAGACGCCGCAATCGCCGGTCCCGCGCGTGCGGAGGCGCAAGTAGAACCGCTCCCACCCGTGGCCGGTCGGCGTCGCGCCGAAGAACGTCCACGAGTGTTGGACCGTGAGCGAGGCGCCGCGGCAGGCCATCCCGCGCCCGCCCGGCACGCGCGAGGCGTTGCGGCTGAGCGGGTCCGTGTTGCTCGACTCGCCGTTCGGCCCGTTGTTGCTGCCGACGCCCCAATTCTCGAACCCGTCCGCCCATGCAACCTGTCGCATTACGCCGGCGGTCTGCCCCGCGGCCGGCGCCTGCGTGATCGGCGCCGCGTAGACGAACCGCCCGACCCAGGCGTATTTACGCGAGCTCCCGAACAGGTGCCCCCAGAACGAATCGTTCAGCGTGAAGAACGCGCGATCGAGCGGGAACTTCCCGGCGGCGAGCGGCGGATACCAGGCGGTCCGCGTGCACGGGTAGGTGAGCGGGTCGCCGTCCTGCTGGAAAGGGGCGGAGAACTCGGTCGCCGCGGGGAGCGGCCCTCGAGAGACGCCGTTCGGATACTGCGCTTGGAGCGCGGCGACCGTCGCCTGATCGGTGAGGTAGATGTAGAAAGTTAGCTGCGTCGTGTTCGCCATCGTCCCCCCGAACCGCGGCGCCGATCGCCGGCGCCCGAAGCCTGAAGCCTGAAGTCCCTAGTCCGCGTCGAGCGGGTTGTCGCCGGTGTCCTCGACCTCGTGCTCCGCGGTCGCGACGCGATCGGCGTTCTTCATCTGAAGGATCTCGTCGTGCTTCTTGCGGAGCTCCTCCCGCCCGGTCGTCCGCTGGAGCTTCGTCCCGGCGTCGACGGGCGCCATCCACGAGGGATTGAACTGCGCGCGGTCGACGACGAACACATCGCCGACGCGCCGGCGCTCGTGCCCGTAATAGCCCATCTTCTTCGCCTGCACTTTGATCCGCGTCGCCTTCGCCGGCGCCGTGGCGGTCGAGGCCTTGGCGGCGACGGGTCGCGTCGGCCGCGGTGCCGTGTCGGCCTGCCCGAGTCCCGCGGCGGGACGCTTCGCCGGCGTTGCGGCCGGGAGCTCCTGCCCGCGGCGTGCCGCGGCGGCTGCGCGTCGATCCGAGACGGGTTTCGCGGGCGCTGCCCCCGGCCGGCCGACTGCTTTCTTCGTCATGCTCTGACTCCTCTCGAGGCCGACCGGCGGGAGCTCGAGCCCCCGCCGGCGGTCGGTTGCCTAGTCGATGACGTAGCCCTTCGCGTAGGCCTTCGCGAGGACCTGCACGAACGAGAGCGGCGCGATCCAGGCCGACACGGTGATCGTGTCGTCGGTGCCGAGCTCGTAGCGTGCGCCGATATACCGCTTGGTCGGTGTGCCAGGCGGGATCGGAATGATGACGATCGCGCCGGCCGTGAGGCTCGCGCCGGCGACGCGCCGTTTGACGACCTCGTCATGCGACGAGAGGTTCGCGTTCACGCTCTGCACGAAAATGAAATCGAACGTGTTCGTGAAGCTCGCCGGCGTGCCGTCTCCGGCCGCGGCAGTGTCGACGGAGATGATGAGCGCCATCGGCTCCCCGTCTCCGATCTGCCGGACCGGCGTCGTCGCGCCGAGGTCGATCGTGTTCGTCGAGTAGGCGTCGGCCGACGTTACGGCCTGCGCGTCCGACAGTTGAAGCAAGGCATCGAGAACCATTGTGTTCGCCCTCTCTCTCTGAAATGGGAGTGTGACCGCTTACGCGACCACGCTCTCCGTGTTGAGGATGGCGTCCACGGTGCGGACCGGGACCTCCGAGAAGAACATCACGCGGCGCCCGCCGACGTTCTCGAACGTGAGGCCTCCGCCCGCGCTCACATCCTCGCGGACCTGCCGGCGGAGATGCCGGCGGATCGTCCGGTTCATGTAGAAAACCGGCTTCCCGAGGCGGTTCGGCAGGAGCTCGATCGCGTGCTCCATGAGGTCGATCAGGTCCGCGCGGGCCGACGTGCCGGAGAGCTCCGAAACGTCGATGTTCGGGATCCGGACCACATAGCGCCAGTCCTTCACCGCGATCCCGCCCTTCCACTGATACCGCTCCTGAAACGCGCGCATGCGCGAGCCAGCGACGCCGGCGGTTACTTCGACCGTGACCTCGCCGTAATCGTTGTGCTGAATGCCCGCCTTCGATCCCTTCGGGAAGATCCCGCACACCGTCTCCTCGCCCCAGGCCACGAGCCAGATCGAGGTAAGGTCGGTGTGACCGTCGTCGCCCCCGCCGAGAATGATGTTGTCGGCGCTCTCGGCCGTGAGGTCCGAATAGCGCACGGCAAGCCCGGTGAACTCCTCCGGCGCGAGGCCGGCGTTCCCGTAGATGATCGTCGACTGCATTTCCTGATTCATCGCCTCGAGGAACGCCTTCGCCTCGGAGAGACGGAAGCTCGAGACGTTGCCGTTCAGGAGCGCGAGGTCGACATCGACCTCCGACCAGGCCTCGAGCATCCCCGTCGCCTCGTCGATCTGCGCGGTCGTGCTCTTGGACGGCGTCACGCCGGCGTTCAGCAAACGCCAGAACACGGACGGGAGCCCGGTCCGGACCGTGGTCCGGTGGCCGGTCGGGAGGTTGCCCTCCTTCCACAACATATCGGCGAGCATCTCGTTTGTTTGCTCGAGGAGCTCGACGATGTCGGGGATCTTGCCGTCCGGGTCGACGCGCTTCGCCCAATCGAGGAGCGTGAGCGCGCCCGTGCTCAGCGTGAGGCCCATCATCGGCGCGTCGGGCGCCGCATGCGGCAGGAAGAACTCGAACGCCTTCCCGATCAGGACGGCGACGAGCGTAACGAACGCGACAGCCCCCCACGAGAGCCGGCGCTTTGGATCGGTGAACATTGCGAAACTCCTATCGGCTACGTCCGGCCGTCCGCCGCTTTGCTCGTCGGGTGGTCATACATCTTGGTCGCGGTATCGACCGCCCCCGAGCGCGCGCCGGCGCCTTGCACGTGCCCGTCCTCGTCCATCAGTTTTCCGGCGTCGGCCAGTAGAGCGACGACCTCCGGGTGATTGAGAGCTCCGCCTCGGTTCAAGAACTTGAGGAACGAATCGCGCCGCGCGTGTCCGACCGGACGCATCCGGTCGACGAACGCATTCGCGAGCCGCTGACTCTCGGCGAGCTTCTCCCCGCCGTAGTCCGGATCTGCCTTCAACGCGGCGAGGTAGGCGTCGCTCTGCGCTTTCAGCGTGACGCCCATCTCGTCGAGGTAGGCCTGCGCCTCCTCTTGGCTCATGTCGTTCTCGCGGGCGATCTTCTCGAGCGCCGGGAGATCCGTCGTATCCATGAGCCCGCCGGCCGGGAGCTTGAGCTCATACTTCGCGGGAGCCTTTGCGGCGCCTGCCGCGGCTCCGGCGTCGCCGGCCCCTGCTTCCTTGCCTTTGCCCTCTCCGGCGGCGTTCCCGTCGCCCCCGGCCTTGCCCTTGTCGCCTGCGCCCTCGGCTCCTGCCGCGGCGCCGGCGCCGTCTCCTGCCGCTGCTGCTCCGGCCGCGGCTGCTGCCGCGCCATCCCCGGCGCCGGCGGCGCCCGCCGCTGGAGCCGCTCCGCCCTCGTTGCCCGTTCCGCCTGCCGCGGCTGCGCCGTTTGCGGGTGCTGCGGCGCCTGCTGCTGCTGCTTTTGCCATGACCTACTCCTCCGCTTCGTTGCCGGCCGTCGCGTTCTGCGCGGCCTCCGCCTGCTGCTGTTCGATCCGGTCGACCCTCCGGGCCTCGGCCTCCATCAGCAAATACTCGTCGGGCGCCAGGCGAAGGACCTCGGCCATGAGCTCGCGGCCTACGTCGGCCCGCCCGATCTTGAACGACTGCATTCCGCCGTGCATGTCGAACGGAGACTCGTAGATCCCGGCCCGGCGAATCATCGCCCACACGAACGCGCGCCCCTGCGGCGTCGCCATGACAGCCCGTAGCGCGTCGCCCCACCGCTGCTCCCGGCGCTTCTCGAGTTGCGCCATCGCGCGGACCTGCCGCGGGTCGGCGGCGTTCGCGGTGCGTGCCTTCGCGCTCATGTTCTCCTCGGCGTCTGCTGCGTCCGGCGCGTGAACAGGTCGCCCATGACGCGCGGCCCGAACTTCTCCCGGATGTTGACGATCGCGGTCTTGTCGCCGCGTAGGTGGCCGCGCGAATTCTCCGGCACGAGCTCCGGCGCCAGGTAGGCGTAGCCGGCATCGAACGAGAACCCCTCGGTTCGGACGCTCGAGGCGCCCGCCCAGAGCGCCAGGAGGACGCCGAACATTCCGGCCGAGACGCTCAAGTGCCGATCGCGCTCACGGTCGAGCGCGCCGACGTTGTGCGCGAGGAGGACCTTCGTCGCCTTCGTGATCGACATCACGCGATCCCACGTGGTCCCCTGCCGGCGGAGCCGCTCGAGCGTCGCCTCCTCGGCGCCGACCTCGGTCACAGGCAGGAGCGCCAGCGTCCGCACGTGGCGGTCGGCCGACTGCGCGAACATGGCCGCATTGAGCGCGCGCCGCTCCTTGTTCCACGTCACGTGAGGCCCGACGCGCGCGTTCATCAGGTGCACGTCTGGCACGCGCTCCCGGATGCTCGAGAGCGAACCGTTCACCGTGACGACCGCGGTCCCCTTCGTCCAGCGGAGCACGCCCTCGATCGGCGCCGAGCCGATGACGACGACCGGCCTCGAGCCGAGGTCGTCGATGAGGACCTCGAGCGGCGCCAGGTCCCCGCCCTCGAGGACCGCGCGCCGGCGACGCGACACGGGTCGGCCGCGGTGATCGGTCGCGACCGTCATTTCGCGCCTCGAGGAACGCGCGGCTTCGGCCGCGGCCGGCCGCGTTGATCGGGACCGCGGACCGCGCGGCGGATGTTGCGGAGCTCGTCGAACCCGAACCGCTCGTAGGCGTAGATCTCGCGCGGCATCTGGTAAACGGATGGCTCGTCGACGAGAACCTCGAGGCCGCGCCCGCGCGCGAAGCCAATCCAGTAGAGGATCCCGCGGTGCACGAACTGATGGCCGACATCGGTCGCGAACCCGATCCCGTTGAGGATGATCCGCCGGTAGCCGCGCACGATCGCGTCGGCGATCACAAAGTCGAGCATGCAGGTAAATTGCCGGCACGGCTCGAGGCCTCGCTCGAGGTTCTCGACGAGCGCGAACTCCCGTTGCACGCGCGCGAGGTCGAACGTCCGGCTCCCGGAGATCTGCGGATGCTGCTTCGCCATCCAGATCGGACGGCCCGGCCCCTGATCGCGATACCACTCCCAGGCCAGCGGCCGGCGCTCGCGGATCCCCTGCCACTCGCCGACCGTCTCGAGCGGATGCAGGTCCCACCACTCGGACCAATCGAGGAGGCGCCCCTGCCAGAACTTCACGTTACAGCGGGTCAGGCCCCAGAGGTCCGCGTATTCCCGGCCGGTCCGCGGCGAGACGAGCTCCTTCGTGATCCGGACGCCGTGGATGATGACCGTTTTCGGATGCGTCACGATCGCCCTACGCGGCGGCGGCGCCGGCCGCGGCCGATGCGATCGCATCGAGCGCGCTCGTCCCGTCCGCGAGCTTCGCGCCGCTCGCATCCTTCGCGGCCTTGGCCTCGAGCGCGTTCTGCTGCGCCTGTTGTGCCTGCGCCGCGGCCTGCTGCTGCTCCGCCGCGCGGGCGCGCGCCGTCTCGGTCGGCACGATGATCCGCGGGTCGATCCCGGTCATGTCGCCATAGTTGTCGACGACCTGCGCCCAATCGACCTTTTGCACGATCTCGCTCGAGACTTGCGCCTGCACGAGCGGGAGGAGCGAACCGATAAATCGATCCTGCCCGACCAGGCCGACAAGCTTCTGCGCCTGCGCCATGATCGAGAGGTATTCGACCTTGAGCTCGACGCCGTCGAGCTCGTCGGGCGGCTCCGGTATGAGCTTCGCGTCCTGCATGAACATGAACGCGCGATCGATCATCGGCTCGAGGAGCTCGTCGTTCGTCCGCTCGAGGACCGGCCCGAGCGCGATGAGCTTCTCCTCCTTCCGCTCCGCGATCTCGGTCGCGGTGATCCCGGCCTTCACGTCGGAGCGCGCCAGCATGAGGAACAGGTCCTCGTAATAGGCCCGCTGGATCCGGAATTGAACCTCCTGCATGTCGCGGAGGAGATGCTCGAGATTGAGGTTCGTCTCGTGAATCGGCGCGAGCCCCTGCTGCCCCTCGCGCACGTCGACGTAAGTCACATCGCCGGCGACAAGGGAAGTCTTGGACGCCTTGAGCGACGCCGGCCCGCGGAGCGGCGGGTCGACCATCTTCGCGATCCCCTGCCCCTTCCTGCGCTCCTCGATCTGAAGCTGCCGCACGTCGCCGAGCGCCGTCATCCCCGGCGAGTCGGTGCCGTAGGTGTCCTCCGCCGTCACGTCCCACCGTGGCGCGAAAACCGGGAACGTCTTGAACCCGCTCTCACGCAAGAACCGATAGCCGGCGTCCTCGCCGAACTCCCACCAGCACGAACGCCAGGGGAGCGCGTCCTTCGCCTCGAGGCGATCGCGCCGCGGCTCCTCGTTCGGCGTGACGCACCAGACCACTTTGACCGCGGCCTCGTAGTCGCCCTGATCCCAGAGCGTCCGGAGCGTCGGCGAGGCCTTCGACCAATCGATCAGGCGCGTTCCCGGCACGCGCAAGAACTCGCGGACGATCTGCCGCACCGTGAGCTCGTATTCCCGGATGAACGTCGCCGCGTTGCCGCGCTCGTCCTGCCCGAGGTAGTAGGAGCCGATCGGGTATTGGTAGGTCCGAAAGAGATCTTTCGAGTCCGGGAGCATCGACATCGCCGCGGTGCCGAAGTCGCCGGCGTCGCCATAGATCACGGGGAGCGTGTTGTAGACGTTCGTCGTCAGAAAGACGGAGATCATCCGCTGCGTGACGATGTGCAGCCACTCCTTCACCGGGCCGAATTTCGAGAGGTCCGGGTCCGGCGTCCCGAGCTTGAACCACGGACGCGCCGGCGAGGTCAGGCCCGCATGGAGGCCCGACGCGAGCGTGCGGCTCGAGAACTTCGCCGTCGAGTTGATGATGTTCTGATTCCGCTTGTCGCCTTTGTTGCGGTCCGTGGTCGTGAACCGCGAGCGCCGCGGGCGGATCCAGTCGGAGAGCTCTTTCCAGTGTGAATCGAAGGAGCTCCGCTCGCTCTTGAGTCTCGAGAGGAGGCGCTCGTATTGGTAGCGCCGCGGGCGCGCGGAGTCGATCGACGAGTAGCGATCCGGCATCAGTAGAGCCCCATTGCGGAGCGGCCCGCGGCGACGAGCTTCTTCGGCGTCGGCGTTTGCGCCGGCGCCTGCTTCGCGACGGGCGCCTGCGCGCTCGCGGCGGCGATCGATCGCTGCCGGCGCGCGGCGTTCGTGGCGGCGAATCCGGCAGTCGTGGCGAGGAGGTTCGGCGGAGCGGTCGGCGGAGGCGCGAGGAGCGGCCCGGCGGGAGCGCCAGGCGTGCCCGATGCCGGCGAGGTTTTCTTGCGGCCTCCGAGCCAGCTAGGTAGACCCATCGGTTCAGAGCCTCAAAATGTAGGTCGTTTCGAGCGGTTGATACCCCCGATGTTCATAGAGCTTGCCGATCTGTGAACCCGCGGGCGCGACCATTTTAAGCACGCTCGCCCCTTTCCGTCGTGCCCAATCCTCCGCGGCCCCCAATAACTTGTATGCCGCGGTCCCCCGGCGTGCCCTAGGTTCGAGCCAATACGCGACCTCCTCGGCCCACGGCGGACCGCCGAACGGGTTGCTCACGAGGATGAGAACCGACAGGCCCACGAGGTCGCCGGCGCCGTCGTCGACGACGAGGACCTCGCTCGATTCGCCCGCGGCCAGGTCGCGGATAAAGGCCTCGAGCGCCTCCGGTTCCCACTGAAAGATCTCGGCGTAGAGCGGGATCGAGACGATGAACGAAACGCCCATCTCGAACACGCGATAGAGGTCGGCCTCGAGCGCCGGGCGGATCGTCATCGCCCGAACAGGAGCCAGGAGAGCCGGCCCCAGAATCCGCGCTTGAGGAACATCTCGAACGAGGTCGAGGTCGCGAGTTGCGCGGTCGCGAGCGCGCGAATTTGCCGGGAGCGCCGGCGGTTGCTTGTCGGCCACATAGCAGGAGGTCCTCCTTAAATCCGGTTCGGGTCGAAGTCGCGGAGCGCGCGGAGCGTCTCCTCGGTTTCCTCGCGCCGGCGCTCGTCGTCGGCGTAGGGGTCGAAGTCGTGATCGGCACGGCCGACACGGCGCCCGCCGGTCGACAGGAGCTCATACATCCGGCCGGGCATCTCCGGGTAGGCGTAAGTCTGCATGTAGGCGTCGGCCAGGTCGGGCGAGATCCCGATCCGCTCCTTGAGTTGCGCCTTCTCCTCGAGGATGAATTGCCCGTTCACGAACGAGTAGGTGATCTCCGTGAGCTCCGGGACCATCTCCGGCAGGAACGGGAGCGCGGCGCCGTTCCGGATCGCCGTCGAGCCCTTGACGTAGAACTCCGCGCGCCGGTTCTTGAACCGCGGGTCGAGCGCCTTCCCCGCGTAGTTGATCCCCACGGCGGCGAAGTTGGCCGTCGTGAGGTTGTCGATCACGCCGTGGCCCCAATGCCCCGTATCGTCGACGAGCGTCAATTCCGCGCCCCATCGGTTCGAGGCCATCATCACGCGCGCCGCGATGTCCGTCGTCTTGGCCTGCCGGAGGATGACCGGGCGGAACGAGGCGAGCCCCTGCCGCGGGAAGATCACGGTCCGGTCGTCGCCGAACCGCGCCACGTCGACGCCGAGCCGCTTCTGCTGATGTTGATACACGTCGGCCGGGAGCCGGCGCTGCATCGCGAGCTCGACCTCCTCGACGCCGAGGAGCGCATTGATCGACGCCGGCGGGAACTCGCCGAGGATGTTCACCTTCACCCACGGGTTATCCCGCCCGTATTGCTTGATCTGCTCGCGCGCATGGTCCGCCGGCGTCGGCCGACCGCCGATCGATTTGTTGACGCGCGGCGAGTGAACCCAGGCCTTCGGATTGTCAGGGTCGCCGGTGATCGTCGTGACGTGCCAGAGATGGCGGTCGACCGTGCACGCGCGATAGAGCGGCCCGGTCGTGTGCGTCGGGTTGCCGGCGCCGACGACCTTCGTCTCGATCCCGGAGAGGAGCACGGCCTCCGCCGTGACCATGATCGATTGTGGGTAGCCCCCGATCTCGTCGAGGAGCCACATCGCGTAATCCTCATGGAGGCCGGCCATCGCGTGAGCCTGCTCCTCGGCGCTCGCCTTCTTCGGCCAGGTGCGCGCGCGCGCCCACCACGTCGCCGGGTATTGCCGGTGCAGGATCGCCGTCTTAGTCCAGAGGAACGTATTCCGGAAGAACTCGCTCCGGTTCATCCACTTGGCGAACTCCGGCCAAAGGCCATTGTCCAAGTTGGCGCCGGTGATCGACGTGGCGTTGATGCGCGGATGCGGGCGCGTCGCGAGGAAGTTCAGCCCGAGCCAGGCGAGGACGGTCGTTTTCCCCGGCCCCTTGCACGCCTTCATGATCTGGCGCGCGTTGTGCGGGAACGCCTCGAGGACCTCGATCTGCCACGGGTCCGGCTCCGTCCCGAACTCCTCGCGGACCATGAGGACCGGATGCTCGCGCCAGCGGCGAAGCTTCTCCCAGATCCGCCGGGCCTCGGCCCGCTGTGCGTTGGTCACTGGAGCCCGTGACGCTCTACGAGCTCGCGACCGTCGAGCGCGTTGTGCGTGACGAGGAGGACGCCGAGGGTTGGGAGGAACTCGGTCCGCGGCCGACACCAGCACGATCGGCTCTCGACGTGCTCGCGGAGGTCCTCGACCGGGAGGACGTGGCGGTTCCCGTCTCGAGCTCCGGCGAGGACGAGCTCCCACCGCTCGCGACCGTCGTCACACACGGCCGGCGCCGGCGCCGCGTCCGCGGTTCCCACCGCTTCCACGTCCGAGGGATGAGGCGCTCGAGGCGCTCGAGGCCGAACCACTCGACGGTATACGGCTCGCCAGGCGCCGGCGGCGGAGGCGGAGGCGGAGGGTCAGGCACGCGCTCGATCGTGCCGGTAACGCCGGCGGCGAGGCATTGCGGGCACTCGAGAAACCCGCGGCTCGTCTCGAGCTCGTGCCGCTCGAGCCGCCCATGCGCGCGAGTGCACCGATATCGCTCATCGGCCAAGAATCCCCCAGGCCTCGGCCTCGTCCCGCCGCGGGACGCCGCCGTTCCAGCTACACGCGCGACAGCGCATTTCGTCGGTTGGCTTGACCGGCCGGGCGCCGGCGGCGTCGAGCGCCGCGGTCCGCTCGAGGCGCCAGGTCTGATCCCCACCCTTGCGCGTGAGGAGCTCCCGGCGTCGCGGCTCGAGCTCCTCGAGAACCGCCGCTCGCGCATCCTCGAGGCGCTTCCCCGTGAGCCGGAGGCCGGCCCGGAGACTCTTGAGCGCGTCGGCGCCGCACCGTGGACAGAGCGGCCAGCCGTCCGACCGATAGGCGACGCCGGCCCACCCGTCCGCCGGCTGGCTCTCGAGGAACACGCGGAACGCGCCCCCGTCGACGACGACGCGCGTCGGTCTAAGCATCGAGCTCCGCCGCGTCGCGCACGGCGACCTCGAGCGCGTGCTCGAATAGCTGCTCGAGGAGCTTCTCGAACGCCTCGCGGAGTGTGCCCCCGCCGGCGCGGAACGTCGTCCCCTCGAGCTCGAGCTCCCAGAGCCCGCCGGGGAGTTGCTTCCCGCGGAGGACGATCTGCTTCACGAAAGGCGCCCCGAGCGATTGACCCACTTCCCGATCGGGACCTCGGCCAGCGGCGAGAACCGCACGACCGGCCCCTTCGCCGGCGCCGGGACGAGCGTCCCGGTCGGCCGATAGGCCGGCACGTTCGCCGGCACGCCGGCGCGCTCCGGCGGGACCGTGTGCCGCCATGACTTACCAGGCCCGCGGAGGCCCTTCCCTCGAGGTCGCCGAGGCCGCGCGTCGATCACGAGTCGAACCCGCCGCGGACCGGGTCGCGCTCGACGTGAATGTGCTCGTTCGGCCCGTTGAGGTCCTCGAGGATGGCGTCATACGCCGGGCCGAGCCGTCGCTGTAGGCCCGCGATGATGGCCTGCTTCTCCTCGAGCGTGAAGATCTTCGATCGGAAATCGAGCGCCCACCCGTTCCCGTGCATCGAGCCGCTCTTGTGGACCCCGTCCGTCCCGGACGTAACCACGAGGTCGAGCGCCGGCGCGTCGTTCGCGTCGAGGAGCCCGAGCTCGAGCGTCACGTTCACGAACGCGCAGAGGATCCAGAGGTTGTAAGGCCGAACGGTCCGCTTGACCTTGATCACAATTTCCCCCTCCCGAACAGAACGACCACGAGGAGCCCCACGACGACGATCGCCGTGAGGCCCCACACGTAAGGCATGAGCGCCTCGTTCACTCGCTCCGGCCTTCGCCTCGATCGAGGAGGCGGCGGACCGCGTCGGCCTGCTCGCTCTCGGTCGGCGTCTCCTCGAGGATCTCGCGCACGATGCCGGCGAGCTCCTTCTCGATCGTCGAGTAACCGTCGTGCCCGATGATCGCCTCGAGCCGCTCGCGGAGCTCCTGCTTCTTCGCGCGGTTGAGCATCACGCGACCTTGAGCGGCGCCCGCCGGTGGAGCTCCTTCTCCGTCTCCTCGTAGATCTGCTCCGCGGTGAGTCCGCCGCGGACGCGCGCCACGAGTTGATCGAGCTCGTTCTTCCCGAAGTTCATCGTCTCGTGCGAGAGCTCGCCCTCCGTCACGCGAGCCCCGAACCGCCGGCGGACCTCCGCCTTCACGGCGCGGTATTGCCCCATCGTCCTGATCGGGATGAGTTTCCCGTTGTGCAGGAGCTCCGCGGGGTTGCTGAAATCGATCCGGTCCTTCGCCATGGCCTACTCCTCCGGCGGCTCTGCGCCGAGATACTTCGCGTGATCGAACGTGATCGAGAGCGCGTTCGCCTTGAGCTTACCGCCGGCCTGCGCCATGAGCTCAGCGGCCCGGAGGCCATCGTAGAGCACGACATCGCCGTTCGCCTTGATGCTCTTGACCGCGCGGCGGAGGTTCTCCGGCCAGCCGACGACCGGGAGGATCTTCCCGTCGTCATCGTAGGCCTCGAGCACATCGATCCGCGCGATCTCACTGATGCGCGCGAGCGCCTCGTCGGCCTTCATCTCGAGGCGCGCGAACCGCTCCCGCGTGTCGCTCTCGAGCTCCTTCGCGATCTTAGGGTTTCTTAGGAGCCGGTGCCCCTCGACCGCGGCGGTCGTCCGCTTCACGTCCGGATGGATCTCGAGGTAGGCCCGCGTCGCGTTGCGCCCGTTGCTCTCGTAGATCAGGAGGAACGCGCGCTCGTTCGCCGTGAGCGGGTCGACCGGCGCCGGCGGCGGGTCGGGGATTGTTACCCGATTCTTAGCGGGTTGTTTCCGGGAAGGTTTCCGAGACTTCGCCACGCGGCGAGGCTACCACATTCGAGCGAGAAGTCTCGAGAACCCAGGATCGATCCTAGTGCTTGATCGGATCGCCGACGTTGCCGCCGTGATAGGGAATCTTGACCTCTTGCATCTCGCGCGACGCGCAGCCGAGGCTCTTGTCGGTGTGATCCTTCGAGAGTGCATGGCGGAGCGCCATCATCCACGCGCCGAGGTCCTCGCCCGGCCGGCGCTCGCGCACGAGGACCGGCCGGTTCTTCGCCCCGCACCCCTCGCACGAGTAGAGGACGGTAATCACCGGAGGCCCCACACGCCCGGCTCGAGCTCCTCGAGGTCGAGCGGCCAGATGTGCGGCGGGACCTCGGCGACCTCGTCGACGATGAACTGATCGCCGGACTGGCGCCAGGTCGTGAACACAGAGCGCGACTCGCCGGCGCCGTAGTCCACGCCGGCGAAGCGAACGCGGTCGACGCGCGGCTCACGCATTGCGGCCTCGAGGTAGCGGAGTTGCCAGGCGTCCGGCTTGATCCGGTCGTCGAAGTAGAGGCGGACCCACTCCGACGCCGGGAGATCCGTCACGGCTTGTGACCCTTCGGATAGAGCCGCTCGACGCAATTCTGCCGCTCGACCTCGTCCGGCGCCAGGCGCACGCATGCCTCGAGGTCGTCGAGTTGGTCGAACGAGAGGCGCACGTGCCGCGGTCCCGCGCAGCCGGGCGCCGACACGAGGACCGCGATAAGGAGGCCGATGAGCACGAGGAGCCCGATCGAGAGTCGGCCCGGCGTCATGGTTGCCGCGCCTCCGAGCGGCCGATGCCGATCAATTGGAGCCGCGCCAGGTGCGCGCGGAGGCGCTGCTCGAACACGGGCGGCGGTTGCCCGTCGTTGACGCGCTCGAGCGCGCGGATCCGTTCGGCGTGCCGAATGTTCTCGTCCTCGAGTTGGCGAACCCGATGCTCGAGGCCTTCGATCCGGTCCCGGTCCGCGGCCCGCGCGATGAGGACCTCCTGCGCGACACACGCGGCGACGGCACGAGCGACGAGCTTGTCGATCTGGCTCATTGCGGACCTCCGACACACTTCCCGACCAGATACCAGTAACCCCCGGAGCCATTCGACGGGACCGCGTCGGCCGCGTATTGCACCCGGAGGACCGTGAGCTTCCATCCGTTCCGCTCGAGGAGCGCGACGCGGGTCGCGAGGTTCTGCGTCGAGAGTTGGTTCCGCTCGCCGAGCGCGGCGCCTACCGGACTATTCGTAACCCCGTTGGCGCAGCCGGCGGGGATTTCAAAGCGAAAGGGATCGCACTCGGCCCCTCGGTCCCCGTCGACGGATCAAAGAGCTTGATCGTCACGGAATGGAGGCCGGCCACGTTGAGGACCGTGAGGAGCGCCGGCGGGATCGGCGCGGTGCAGTTGAACGGCGCCGTCGCGCCCGTGCAGACCTCGGCGAGTGCATGGAACGCCGTCGTCGATCCGTCGACGTAGACGCGCGGCTCGAGCGCGTTCGCGCCTGTCACCGTGAGGACGTTCGTCGGCGCCTCGAACGAGATCCGCATGCTCGACGTGATCGGTCCGACGCACACCGTCGCATCGGCCGGCCCGGTGCACACGTCGGGCACTTGTCCCGCGGCGGGACGCGCGGCGAGAATCACCAGCGCAACGAGGAGAACAGTCATGTAACGCATATGTCGGCGCCTCAAATGAAAAGGGCGGGACCAGAGAACCCCCCGGTCCCCGGTCCCGCCCGTCGTGCCTCGAGCTCGTTTACCCCGCCGTGTCGCTGCCGGCGCCCGGCTCGCCCTCGCCGCCGGTGCCCGTGCCCGGCTCACCCTCGCCGGTGCCCGTTCCGCCGCCGGTGGGATTGTCCTTGTTGATGCCCTTGAGACGGGTCGCCGCGGCCTGCCCGCGCGCCAGGACCGCCGCCTCCTCCTCCGCCGTCATCCCGCCGGCCGCGAGCTTCGCGAGGATCTCCTCGAACTCGGTCCCGATGCGGGTTGTCTCGGCGTCGATCGTGTCGAACAGGGCGTCGTAATCGGTCTTTGCCATGCGTGTCTCCTTCTCGCTGAGAAATAAGAATCCGGGAAGGAGTCTAACCCGACTAGCGACGATCCCAGACTTCGCGGAGATCCTCGAGCGACTGCCGCCGGTCGAGCTCTCCGCGGTCCGTCGCGCGCCGGTCCCGGCCGGCCCGCTGTTCCGCCAGGCCGAGCGCGAGCGCGGCGACCGCGGCGTCGATCCGGAGCGCCTCGAGCTCGTCGGCCGCGATCGTGACCGTCGCCGGCGTCACTGCCCGGCCTCCGAGACGGCGACGATCGCCGCGTTGCGGCCGGCGACGGCCTTGTCGATCGCGGCGTCGGCCGCGGACCAGAGCGAGAACAGGAGAGCGCCGGCCGTGCCGACCATGACGAGGAGTGCAATCACGCGCATAGGTTCTAACCTCCAAAGAGGTTATCGGCGCGTAGGCCCGGACCTTTAGGACCGCCGGCGGAGCTCCTCGTCGCCGATCGCGCGAGCGTCGAGCGGCGGGTCGGACGGGCGCCAGCCGATCGGATCGCGAATGAGGTCGTTGTAGGTCCCGGTCCAGAAGTAGAACCCCGGCTCGATCGGCGGATGGTCCTCGACGAACGCGCACCAATGCGCCCGGCGCTCGAGGCCGGCGGCGTTCTTGACCGTGATCTCCTGTCCGCCTCGAGGCGCGCACACCATCGGGCGCCAGCCGTCGCCGGCCGGGTCCGCGCATGGCCGGCGATCGGCATGCGAGCGCCACGACGAACAGAGCGCGCACCGGGTATACCCGCGCGCCTTCAGGTGGACGGGACAATACCCATCGAACGCGGAGAGCGCCGCGCACGGTTGCGGCTTGAGCGTGCCGTGCATCGAGCGCCCGCCCGTCCGCGCCGGCGCCAGGTCCTTGCACATATCCACGTTCAGCCCTTCACGTTCCCGAGCTCGCGCTCGTAGATGGCGCGCGACCAGGCCGAGAGCTCCGGGTCGGCGAGGAGCTTCTCGAGATGCTTGATCCGCGCGGCCTTCCATCGCTTGTGAGTCTTGTCCGCGGACGCGCCGTCCTCCTTCTCGACCTCGAGGTCGCGCCGTCCGCCCGTCATCGGGTTGTAAACGACCTTGCGATCCTCGTTCGGGTCCGGCTGATAGCGCGTCCGCGTCGACATCAGAGAACCATCCGGAGCGGAAAGGCCTCGAGCGCGCCGCGGGTCCGCGGCTCGTGGCACTGCTGAAGCTCGCGCTCGAACTCCGCCAGCGTGTCCGGCCCGTTGCCCGTCTCCGCGGCGATCCGCGTGACGAGCGCGACGACGCGGATCCCGCTCTCCGTCACGCCCTCCCAGATCCGGCCCGGCACGACGACGCCGGCGGCGACCTCGAGCTCGACGATCCGGGTCGTGCTCTCGAGTGTCACCTTCACTGGATCAACCTGCCGCGCCCGCCGCGCGAAACCTGCCCGCCCTTCCGGCCCGCGGCCTGCGCCTCGAACGAGTCCCACTTATGCGCGGTCCCCTTCGCGTGCGCGGCCTTGCCCCCGAGGCTTGCGATCTCCCGCTGCCGCGTCTTGTCCATGCTCGCGAACCCGCGCGAGTCCTTGCTTCGTGTCGGCGTCGCCATGATCTCCCCTCCTATCGTTTGAAACGGTCCCGATCGGGACAGACGGCCCAATGATTTCCCGCCGCCGGATAGCCGTGAATCCGGCGGTTCGTTCCCTCCTCGATCCGGAACGTGATCGGCTTGAGCGCCGGATCGTCGAAACACATCTTCCGACCGCTGCCGACGATCTCGCCCCACAAGATCTCCCGTCGACAGTTGCGCCCCGTGCACTTCGCGCGGCCGAGCGTGTCGACGTAGACCTCGATCGTTCGTGGCGGCGCCGGCGTCGTGGCGAGGCCGAGCTCGCGCCCATAGGCGCACTCCGGGTAATCCTCGCAATGGTGCGGCTCCGCGGTCTGCACGTTCGCCCAGAGCGGCGGGACGGTGTCCGGGTCACATCCGCACGATCGCGCGCTCATGAGAGGCGCCTCGATCCGCGCTGCTGCCCGTGCTCGTCGAACGCATCACAGAGGCCCGCGGCGACCTTGTGGCGGCTGCATCCGCACTCGAACACGTTCGGCCAGGCCTTCCCCTCCGGCGGTCGCTCGCTCCGCTTTCGGATGAACTGATAGGCCCGATTGACGAACACGATCCGCGGGAACCCGTCCGGCCGGATCCCCTGCTCGAGACAGACCTCGGCGAACACATCGTCGCGGAGCCAGATCTGCCGCGCGCCGGCGCGCTCGAGAACCTCGAGGACCTGCTTCGTCGTCGGCCCGTCCGGGCGCCAGATCGCGCATTCCGCGGTGATCGCGCCGGCGCCGGCGACGAGCCGGTCGCGTCCCTGCCGTCGCTCCGTCATGCGTCCGCCCTCCCGCGCTGCGTGTAGGCCTCGAGCTCCTCGTGTATCCGCTGGATCATCTCGACGCCGACCTCCTCGCTCACGTCGTCCGGCGCGACGCGCGTCATGAGCTCGAGCATCGACGCGGCGCCGGCGTAGAACGACCGCTCGAGGGTCGCCTTGACGGCCTCATCGTTGATGTCGATCCCGTGCGGCTCGAGGCGCTCGCGCGCGTAGACGAGCCAGAGGTCGCGAACCGTGCGGCCGGCGAGGACCTGCCCATGCACGCGCTCGAACGTCTCGCGCCGGCCCTTCTTCGCCGCGGCCCGCTCGAGCGCCCGGCGCTGCTGCCGGCTCACCCGATCCGTCCTCTCATCACGGCTTGCTCGAGCGGCGTGAGGTCCCAGGCGAACACGATCGCGTAGAGCGCCCCGCCGAGCGGCTTCAGGAGGAGCGGGTCCGCCGGCGGCGCCGGGAGCCACACCGCATCCCAGAGGATGAAATAGTTCGAGAGGCCCGTCGTCGGGAGTCCACTCGGCGGAATCATCGGCGTAAGCGCCTTGCCGCTGAATGTCCGGTTCGAGCTCGCGAACGTGTTCCGCGGGAGCCGCACGGCGTCGACGGCGCGGTCGCCGACGTTCCACATCTCGCGGCCGGCGAACACGGCCCGCCCCTCGGTGTCCCGCCGGCAGAATACCCACTGACGATCCGCCCGCCCGATCGCGAGCTTCGGGAGTTGCGTCGTCTCCTGCACGCCGGCCGCGGCCATGACCTTGTGCAGGTCGAGGACCTGCTGCCCTTTCGCGATGGCGCGATACCCGCGCATGAGCGCCGCGTAGTCCTTCGCCTGCCCGCCTCGAGGGTCGCGCCGGAGCGCGTCCCGATACTCGAGATAGGCCTTTCGCGCGGCGTAGGTGTCGATCTGCGGCGAGCCGATGCGTTCGATTTCCTTGACAGTCATCGTCTACCCTCCGGCGCGATCGGCCTCGTGCCGCGCGCGATGTTCGGCGAGGTCCTCGTCGACCTCCTCCGGTTGCCAGAGCCGCGAATCGTTCCCGAATGCGTTCCACCCCTCGTGACGCTCGCGCGCAAAGAGCTCGAGATACGGGCCGACCGTCCAATGCTTTTCGAGGATCCGGCGGAACTCGATCGGCTTCTCCGAGTGAACGCGCGACTTCCGCACCGTGACGACCGAATGCGGGAGGTCGCGCGGAACGTCCGGCGTCCCGCTGCCGCGCGTGCAAATGAGAAAGAGCTCGACCGCGCCATCGGTGTAATTCCCGCCGGCGCCGTCCACCTTGTCCCAGACGATCACGGCCTTGTATTCAAAGCCCCACGCTTCGATGAGGTCCTGCGGTCCGAGCTCCTTCTTCTTCGGCGGGTAGAGGAGTGGCGCCGGCACCCAGAACCCCATAACCGCGTGCTTCGTGACGTGCCGTTTCACCGGGAGCGCCATCCCCTCCTCGATCGGCATGCCCGGATAGTGATCCTTCTGATTCGAGCCCGAGGGTTGCGAGTTTTGATACAGCCAGGGGTAATCGGCCATGAGGACGCGATGCTGCCCGCGGAGGCGCTGCTGCCCTTCGATGACCGCGGTCCGCTTCGCGACGCGGATCTCGCGCCGGAGCTCGTTCCGGTCGAGCCCCTCGACGACGACGCGCTCGAGCCATTGCGTTTGTTCTGCCGGCGGGAGCGCGGCCACTTCGCCGTGATAGCCGAACTCCACATCGGCCCGCCGGCGGGACGGCTCGATCGCGCCGATCGCCCGGACGTTCGCGAGCGTCTTGCGCGTGAGGCCCGTCGCGCCCTCCGCGGCCTCGAGCCGCTCCTTCCACTTCCGATCGTGCGCGGCCCGCTCCTCGCCGTAGCGGAGCCAGTCGGCGAGCCACCAGCCGGAGGCCTTGTGCGCCCGTTTGATGAACTCGCCGACGCCTTCGTGCTCGCCCCAGGTCGGGGAACCTTTCACGTCGAGCCCGGTCGCCGTCAACGTGTAACACCCGATCGTGATCGGCTTCTCCTCCGGAATCGTGACGAGCTTCCCGCCCTTCGCCATGGTCTACTCCTCGCCCGTGCCTTCGTCGCCGTCCGCGGCCTCGTCCGCCGGGACCGTGTCCTCCGGCTTCGATCCGCGCTTGACCTTGCGCGCCGAGAACTTCTCCTCGCCCTCGCTCCGCACGAACTCGTAGCCGTGCCCGATGAACAGGTGAGCATCGAGGACGTTCGACATTCGATTGCGGATCGTCTGCTTCGCCTTCGTCGCGCGCTCGAGCGCCTCCTCGCTCTCGAACATGGCGTCGGCGTAGATCTTGGCCTGCGCCATGAGCGCCCGGTCCTTGATGTTCTCGAGGCCCGGCAGGAGCTCCTCACTCGGTCGCGAGGCCTTCCGGGTTGTGTGCTTGTCGCCGTCCGCGCGTTCGCGCGGCTTCTGTCTCGCCATCAGTAAACCCCTCCCTCGTTGATGCGGCGACACACCTCCGCCAGGAGGAGCGCGTCCGCGGCTGCGTGCGTCACGTTCTCGAGCGTCGGAAAGATCGTTTCGACGACCTCCTTCGATCGGTT